CTTTTAATTTATTATAAAGTGTACTAATTATACACCTACAGTAATGTTAAAGTCAGAAGCAAGTGAGCCAACGTATTCCTTAGCTAATCCTTTTTCTGAAGCTACGAAAGTTAATTCATAACCTGATTTGTCTCCCATTGAAGCACCAGTTGAAACTGTAGCGTTCATTTCAGAACCAAATTCCTCACCCATTAACCAAAGTTTACCATTGTTATCTTCAACGATGATATGAGGTCTACCGTAAGCTAATAATTTTACTTCTTTATGAGTAGTACTGTCTTGCTTCTTAAGGCTAACTGTTAAAGTTTGCTCAGCAAATGTAGTACCGTTTTCTCTTGAAGAAGTTAGAGATTGTTCGAAGTTACTGTTACCTCTCAAGTCATATTTAAATGCATCTGGAGTAGTTGCAGTAACGCCTGTTACAGTTTCGTCAGTTGTAGCGAAACCTTCAGCAGCACCGTAGTTGATAAAGTAAATTGCATTCAATCCACCTACTACGTCTTTACATCCTTCTAATCTTCCTAGTGATATATTACAGCTCATTTTTATAAGTATTATTAATTATTAGTATTATGATAATTAGGGAGGGATTAACCTCCCCTTTTATCGTTAGTTTAGTTTAGAATTAAGCGTTCTTTCTTAAAACGATTTCAGAACCAATTGCGTAGTTCACCCCTGCAGAAAATCTCATAATTACTCTACAATTTTGACTACCATCGATATCTGCTAAGTCGATAAGCTTAACTTCATTTTGGTCTGACTGTAAGCCACATCCAAACATTAAGTTTTCTTTTTCAGCACATACGATTTGTCCAGAATTAAGACCGTTAGCTACGAATAATTTAACACCTTCGAAGTCCATTTCAGTCTGACCTACGTGGTATAAATCTTTGTAACCTAAAGCAGCTTGAGCTCTTACGTAACTTCTAGCATCAGCTTGAGAAATATACATAGAGATTCCAGCGTTTCCGTAGATAGTTGCAGGAATTGCATCTACTACAGCACCAAATTCAGCGATAACGTTAGAAGCATCGATAGCAGCACCAGTAACAGATACAACGTCACCGTCATTATCAGCTAAAGCTACGAAACCATCAAATTGTCCAGCACCGTCAACACCGTTCCAGATTAGTTGTTCCATTTTTGCAGCTACTTTACCAGCAACGTGTCCGATTAGGTAGTTAGCAAATGATTTTGGTAATTCATCAAAAGAAGAAAATCCTTGCTCAATTGAAAGCCAGTCACTTTCGAAATCTTTTTTACAAAGCTCTAAGTTTACTTGGAAATCTTTTGGAGTAAGGTATCTCTCAGTAAGAGTTACACTTGAAGTTGCAGTAAAATCACAAGAAGCATCAGCGATAATATCACCAACTGCTAATTTTTGCATTACTTGCTTATACTTTACGTTTGGCTTTACAGTTACACCACCCTTATCAAGAGTTGGAGAACTTAAAAGAGCTGCCGAGATAAAACCAGCTGCCTTTTCACCAGCGTAAGAAGTTGTTATTGAAGTTGTTGTTGCCATTTTAAAAAATGTTTAGTTAAAATTAATTATTAATTATTATTGTTCATATATTTAAAGACTCTGTCCATAATGTCATTGCCTTTATTACCGATACCCTTCGCTTTCTTAGAAGCTACTTCTTTTTCAGGTGAATGAGTTAGTCCTTCTTCTTCTTTTTTAGGAAGTTCAGGAGATTTTTCTTCTGGTTGACTCATAGCGTTTTTAAGTATTTCCTTCAAAGATTCTAATTGACTCTCTAATTCTTTTACTCTTGCTGGGTCTATAACCTCATCTTTGCTCTCAACTACTTCAGGGGTATCATCCTGTTTTTCGTCTTCGACTACTTCAGTGGATTCAGCAACTGGTGCTTCATCTTTAGCTGGTTCGTCAGCAGGAGCGTCTTCTACTTCAGATTTCTCTTCTGTAGCCTGTTCTGCTTTTTCTTCTACTGCAGGAGCTTCCTCAACAGGAGCTTCTACAACTGGAGTCTCTTCAACCTGAGCCTCCTCGACCTTTTCTTTAGGTGCAGTTACTATATTTAAAGCATCTGCAATCTTCTTTAAAGTATCTTTTGCGTTCATAATAAATAGGGGTTTAAAAG